AATCAAAGCTTTATCTACACGCTTCTTTGGCCCTTCTGCTGGCTGGCTTGCCATACCTTCTAAAGACATATCTGGTTCTGTGTTAGCTGGCGTTCCACCTCGAAACATACCCAACTCACCATCATCATCAACGCTTGGAATACCAGCTAGTGATTGCAATGCGTAGCGTCTAGCGTATGTAATCGCACTACCAGCCGCCTGTGGGTCGCGTTTGGTCATGGGTAACATATACTCGCTCTGTAACCATTCGCCCGATGTGTGCATCAGCATGGTCGTTACGCCAACGTATGTTTCCCCCGATACAGGTAGCTGTACAAAAGACAATCCGTTATCAGCAAATGGCTCTTTAACCACTTTTATAACGCTAGTCAGATCAGCGTAGCTAGACTTAAAAAATGGGTTTTTGCTTTCTTTAACAGCACCACCCATTGCGGCTTGGGCTAGGCATAATGCCGTAGCCAGTTCTTTAATTGATTCACTTTGTTTCATGCGTCACCTCTTTTTATTTCATCAACAATTTTTAATGCTGCTTCTTTGTAAGCCAAGTGCTTTTCAGCGTTTAGGTTTTCACAATACGGGTTGTTGTATTCAAACAATTTGTAAAAATCGCTCAAAGCCTCCAAGTAAATATCGTTCATATCTGTACTCCACTAATAATTAAAATAGCTACAAACAACCAGACTTGAGTTGTTGCGCTCATGCGGTCATGCCTACCCAAAACCATATTGAGCAAACTGCCCAAATAAGAATCCCTAGTGAATTAATAATTAGCGTATATCTTGAAATATTCATTACGCACCTCGCACATTTAAAAAATCTAAATTTGGAACGCTCATGTAAGAAACATTTTTTTGAAGGTATTTAAAGAAATCAAACACCCATGTTTCAAAGTCACTTGCTTGGGCTAGGTCTGTTGCTATCTGACCTTTATTCTCATTGAATAATGCGGCTGCAAATATGCTTGCGGCTAGTTCGGTGGTGTCTGCGTTTTCTGTGATGCGGTCAAGAAGAATATCGAAAGCGGTATAAGTCGTTGGCTCATAGTGCCAAGCTGCTTGGAAGGTGACTTCACGCTTAAACATCAAGGCTTCGTATATGTCAGCGAGTGGCGAACATTCATCAAACACACCATCAACAGGTGTATCGGTAGGTTCATCTGTATAAGCGTTTACCTGGTTGCTAACGTGGCAGTAATTAGTTAATGAGTTCATTTTGCTGCTCCAAATGTTTATTTGTATAGTTACAATGTATGCGAACAAACAAAGTAAAGCAAGCAAAATGTTGAAAATGTATGATAAAAGCTAATTTAATTGCAAAATATTGGATTTATTGGGTATTACTGGGAGGGGATAATGCGAATAAAAACGAGTTAATTATTAACTTTTTGGTGGCCCTTGAGGTTCCTGATCTTCTGCAAATTTACCACCCATCAGGTTTTGCTTTTGAGTTTTACAATTGCCAGAATCAATAGCGTGTTTAGGAAGCAAGGCACTGAACGCATCAACGAGATATAACCAGTTAGGCCAATCCTCAAGCATCCAAGCAAGTTTTCTGCAACGCATTTTTGAAAAGTTAGTGTTCATATTATTACTCGGCTATATATGAGCCGACTATTACTCCTATAACGTGTGTATTATCGTTAAATTGTTGAATAGGGTAAGCAGTATTTAATGGCTTTAAATATTTAATGCCACCATCTATTACATACTCCCTAAATACAGACTCATTAGATGATCTGTCTATTGCTATTACTTTATCTCCTGTCTTTTCTGTTTTGTTAGGGTCAACAAAAATAAGTGTACCTCTAGGGTACGTCCTACCAATGCTGCTGGTCATTACGTCATTTTCAACTTCTAATGCAAATGCACTATCGGATATGTCGTGGGGACACCCAACCCAATTAGTATTATTTTCAAGCATAAACGTTCCTTTATATATGCTTTCCAAAGAAGCCCAGCTTATTACGGGTGCTTTCTTTGTCACTGGTTGAAGTTTCAAGCCAGCAAGCAATCCAAGCTCGTCAGCAGACAGTAATTGCTCTGTTGAGTACCCAAACGCTTTTGCTAGTGAAACCAAGGAATCACCTCTAACTTCCGCTAAAGGGTCAGTTTCTATCTGGGCTAATCGCCCCCTACTTAATGATGTACGTTTGGCAAGTTCATGTTGCGTCCAGCCCTGGTCTTTTCGCAAGTTTTTTATTCGTTTACCTAAGTCCATGTTCATTAATTCCTACGTTGTTAAAGATGTTAGCTATCTTACATCTTAAAAATGCGTGATAGTTAGACCTCGATTGTGCTACATACAAACAATGTTTGTTAAAGATATATTAATTGTGGCATAAACGTGCATTTGTGGTAATATACCTTACATGAAAATACTTAAATCAGAAGCAATAGCCTCATTTGGTGGTGTTGTTAAATTAGCGGAAGCCTTGGGGATTCGACACCCAGCCGTTTCGCAGTGGGGTGAGTATGTTCCACCACTAAGGGGCTATCAGATTCAAGAGCTTTTAAATCAAACAAATCAAACTGCTCAGTCAGAGGTGGCTTAATGTCAGAAAAATACAAAATGACAGTTAACATCGACTTAGGTCGAGATATTGTTTTTGGCAAAATGTGTGCTGCATTAGGTGTTTCTAAAACCGAACGAATTAATTTTCTCATTTCACAAGACCTTGAAATACACGAAAAACTGTGTAGAGAATTATCGGACGCTTTTCCAAACTTCTCTATAGATGCTGAGAGAATACGCGAGAGGGGTTTAGGTTGAGCTTTACGCTTATGGCTAAAGCCAAGCCCATTAAGGTTGGCAACTCAGGTAGAAAGCTAGTGCTAATGATGCTGGCTGACATATCTGACGACTCTGGTAGGTGCTTCCCTAGCTACCAACACTTAGCTGACGTTTGTGAAATGTCGCGTAGATCAGTAATAACCCACATCTTAAACCTTCAAGAAAAAGGCTTACTAAAAATCACTCACAGAAAGTTAAAAGGCGAGTTGATTAACAGTTCAAATATATACCATTTAACCTTAGAACAAGCCTCAAAGCCTGATGAAACGGGTAGTGAAAATTCTGCACTAGGTAGTGAAATGGTTGCACTAGGTAGTGAAACAGTTGCACTAGGGGGTAGTGAAATGGTTGCACCCATAACCTATCACTCTTCTGAACCTATCAATGAACCTATAAAAGAAAATACACGATTTAAAAAACCATCACTTGGCGATATTTCCCAATACATGGCTGATTACAGCAAAAGCAAGAATATAACGTTTGATGATTTTTTACCTGATAACTTTTTTGATTACTACGAAAGCAATGGCTGGAAGCGCGGCAACAATAAAATTAAGGATTGGCAAGCAACAGCTAGAACGTGGGTTAGAAACCAAAACAATAAATCAAATGGAGGTCAACATGCAGGCCAAAACAATCAGCCAGCTAATAACTCGGCCCCTGCAAGGGTCAGGGCAATCAACGCAGCAAAACAAGCACAGCGCGACAGAACTGAACGAACGATTAATTGACCGCTTATGGGAAGTTATGACTGACTTATTTGGTCACAAGTGGACTAGCAGCCATGACTTTTCTGATAACGGCAGTTGGACTTCTTTTCTTGAGGACTTGAACGGCAAGCAGTTTAAGGCTGGTATTGATGCGCTAAAGGATTGGACAGAATCATGGCCCCCCACAGCAACAGACTTTAGAAATATGTGTTTAGGCAGGGCCAGAGGCGGTGAAGAGCAAAACATGATTTCTAACCAACAGGCGATACAAGCAAGGTCAGCACCTTTACTGATTACCAAGCAGTTAACCGATGAAGATATTGAATTTGGCAAACAACAATCAGCAGCACTAAAGGGGTTATTTGCATGAAGGACTATTTAGCCACACCAAAACTAAAAAGCGATTACAAAGAATTATTACCTGATTACAAAGGCCCAGTTCACTTAGCGAAGTGGGGCGAAAGCGGAGGCTTAACTCACATTATTAAATCGCAGTTAAACCCGCCAGCTCGTAAAAAATATAACAAGGAAAGGAGTGCCGCATGATTCAACCAACTAGTTTTGCAGCCTATAACGACAAAGATCGTAAAAAGAACGCTGAATCACATCAATTTGAAATCTTAAAAATTGTTAAAGAAAACCCAGAATCAACAGCACGTGAGATTGAGTTGTTAAGCAACGGCATACCAGCCCCTTGGAAGCGTTTGCCAGAACTACGATCAAAAGGGTATGTGAACAATCCTCACACGCGCTCATGCAAAGTGACGGGTAGAAAATCAATGGTGTGGGCTGCTGCATGAAAGTCTTAGACCTATTCTCAGGCATTGGTGGCTTTAGTTTAGGTCTTGAAAGGGCTGGTATGGAGACAGTGGCCTTTTGCGAGTTCGATGAACATGCACAAAAAGTATTACGCAAACACTGGCCTGGTGTGCCAATACACAGCGATATAAGGGAGTTAGATGCTAAACAATTCAGAGGAACAGTTGACGTTGTATGCGGAGGATTCCCCTGCCAAGACTTATCAACCGCAGGCAAGCAAGTTGGCTTTAGTGGTGAACGCTCCAGCCTATACGGGGAAATGCTGCGAGTTATTAGCGAGTGTATGCCTAGATACGCAATTTTTGAAAACGTCACAGGGCTGCTTACTGGAGACAGTGGTCGGTGGTTCGGACAATTTCTCTATGACCTGGACCAGATCGGGTTCGATGCAGAATGGCACTGTATACGCGCTTGCACCGCTGGATTGCCCCAAAAAAGAGATAGAGTTTGGCTTATTGCCTACCCCAACAGCCAGCGATTACAAGGGCGGCTCATTGGTGAACAGGTCAGATGGGGGAGACAGAAACTCAGAGCTGAAACATTGGTGGACTATGGCAACGGGAAAGCTACACCTAAACCCAAATTTTGTAGAGATATTGATGGGGTTCCCAATAAATCACACAGACTTAAACAATTAGGCAATGCAGTTGTGCCACAAATACCAGAAGCAATAG